TAGATTGAAACTCTTGATTAAATTCTAAGCCAAGAAAATCTGCTCTCTTCTCTGCTGCAAACATAGCAGACTGTTGACGATTACTTAAATTAGTAAGCTCAAACTTAGCAGATGTTTGGGCATCCTGTACAGCTATAGGTAAAGCACTCTCCATAGCCGCTTGTATCATAGCTTGACCTGCCATTGAAGATGCACTTAATCCACGAGAAGCCATCTTAGATGCCGCATTACGCATTGCACCTGCCGCCCATGCAGGAGGAGATTTACCCTCAAAGTCTGCCATCAAGCCTGTAAGTTGTCCCTGTACTGTAGCATCTGTTGATGGTGCGCCTGTAGCCGCCTCAAAGTTAGTTTCTACTCTAACACGATCCATATCAACCGTAGAGCCTGATATAAGTTCTCCTGCTTCTAACTTACGTGCTTCTACGTCTGCAACTTTTTGAGCTTCATTAATCTGAGCTACACTTAAACCTAACTGTGCTAACTCTTCAGGATTCATAGATTGTGCATCTACAAGTGCTTCAGCGCTGGGCTTGCCTGTAGCGGCCTCTAGCCTGTCTAATACAGTAGCTACATCTGCAGTAGCTTCTACAGCGTCATATGTTACCGCATCTTTCTGTTCAGGTGCATCAACAGGCGTAGCTGTTTCTGCTATAGTTTGATCTGCTTGTGGAGCTGCAGTTGTGACTGTACCTGTAGTAGGGTCTATCATACCTGCAGTTTTGTCTTCGTCAGAAACAGTTGCTACATCAGCTTTTGTTACCTGAGAAGAGGGATCTTTTAACATCGCAGAAGTAGACTCTGCTGCAGTTGGTAATTCTGTAACTTTATACTGTGAATAGGATGAAGCAAGATTTGATTGGGCTGCATTTATATTAGCCTGAGCCTTTTGTGCTGCATCTGCAAGATCTTTGTTGCTAGGATCTTTCTGTGAAGCTGTCATAGCCGCTTGAGCATCTTGTTGAGCTTTAGCATAGGCATCTTGGGCTGCATCTAGGTTTGTTACACTGCCACCTTCCTGATAACCCTGAACATACCCTCCTTGTGCCATACTAATACGTTTTGATGCTACCTCTGCCATCTTACCTAGCGTAGATGCCGCTTTAGGTGAAGCAGCTAAGAATGCCGCTTGCTCATCTGCTTGCATACCCTGCATCTCTGGTATTATCTTACCCATTTGTTCAGGTGTAAATCCACCAAATTTCATAGCCATTTTAATAGTCCTTATTAATTACCCAACTTCATCCAAACTGCAGCAGCAACAAAGCTGAATATAGCAACGGTTGTTATTTTAACGAATGTGTTCCATATACTTAAACGTGTTTGTCTCCACGTTGTTAATAGGTTACGTACTTCACGCATATCCTCAGCAGCAGACTCATCATGTAGCCCTAACTCACGTAAAACTAACTTAGCTCCACGCTTAGCTGATCTGTCTAGTATAAGCTCTAGCTCTTCGGGGGTCAACGTTATATTGCTCATTATGCTGATTCCGTAAATACCCAAGCCCCTTGAGGAGCTTCACCAGTTAAAGAGAAGTTCTGTGAAGACGAATTGCCATTGGTTGTAATACCTACAGATCCAGTATTATACCAATAACCCCAACGATGAGTACAAGTAGTATTTGATGCGGAAGACGTATATCTAGTTTGACTATATCCATCACCATTCCTGTTTCTAGCGTATAAAAGTATCTCACCAGAAGCAAGTGTTTGAGTATTACCCTTACTTCCAACTCTATTATAAGACCATTTTCCTGGCATTACGATACACATACCACCTGTCCAAGAATTACCTGCACTTCTATTAAATGTATGTGACACATTTCCTAAAGTATTGTGAGGTAAATTAACTTGCATAGCACAACAAACATTAGATCCATCCATCGCATTATATACTAAAGAACCTGATACACCTGTACCTGGATCTAAAGGGCTTGTCCTTGTAGAAGTAGTTGATGCAGCAACACCTATTATTGTTGTCCATTGACTAGATGTGTGTTGCGAGGATCTTGTAGTATTGTTAGGACAAGTATCACTTGTTTGATATCTACTATTAGGGTTGTTAGCGCCACTATCATCAGATGTCATAAGTTGCCCACCAGGACTAGCCTCAAGACTTACCCATATAGCTCCTGAATTTTTTACTGCTCTAAAGTCTGTTAACTTTTGAAGCGTAGTACCTTCATAGTAGTTGTTATAGAAGTCACCTAAATCAATAGCACCACTTGTAGGTATATCCGTATTGTTGTTGTAACCAAAGTTACTACGCACATTAGATCCACCCCTGTAAAACTCTGATAAGGATGTAGCACCTGTATCAGAGTATTCACTTCTTAGGTTAGCAAAACTAATTGCTCCTGATGCAGGTAAAGCCATTATACAGATCCATACGCTGTTACGTTGCCTACTACGGTTAAGTTACCAGAACCGTCTATCTTCATTTTGTTTGTACCATTAGAGGCAAACAATAGAGTGCCACCACTCTCTGTTATTGTCCAGTTGCCTAGATCTACAGTTGTAGCATTAAGAGTAGAAGCAGAGAAGGACTGAGATCCAGAACCTGCTAGTTCAGCCTTAGTGTCTATCTCTGTCTGTAATCCATCTACGTTAGCAATAGTGTGGTTGTGGCTATCATCTGCTATTACTGCTGCTATAGTAGCATTGCTTGTACCATTAAAAGAAACAGAACCTGTTACATCACCAGTAAGTGCTATAGTACGAGAAGTAGCTAACGCTGTAGCTGTAGAAGCATTACCTGTAACAGCACCCGTAACGTTACCAGTTAAGTTACCCTCAAATGTACCTGCTACAAATGTCTCACTTCCTACGCCCCACTTGTCTGTTGATTCTGTCCAGACTAGAGACTTGTTAGCAGATGTACCACGTTCAATAGTAATACCTGCATCCTGACTTGGTGTACCTGTCTCATCAGAGTTAAGTGTGATAATGTTATCACCAATGTTTACAGTGTTAGAGTTTACTGTAGTAGTCGTACCATTAACTGTTAGGTTACCACCTACGATAACATCATCAAATGTTACGTCTTGGTTTGTAGCTAAAGAGATAACACCTGTAGAGCTATTGTAGCTAATGTTACCTGTAGCAGATATAGCGTTTCTAGCTCTGGCTGTAGTGTGATACAGATTAGATGAACCTTCAGCTATAGTATCTGTATTACCCTGTGTAAAGCTCATGACACCAGAAGTACTGTTGTAGCTTAAGCTTCCTGTAGCTGAGATAGCACCTCTAGCTCTAGCAGTTGTATGATATAGGTTGCTAGAACCCTCAGAAAGTGTGTCTGTGCTGTGGTTAGCTATGCTTGACACTGTACCTGTCACATTACCTGTTAGAGCGCCTGTGAACCCTCCTGTAGAGGCTACAGTACCACCTACAACAATATTACCAGAGTTGAGTGTAAGGTTAGCTGTAGCTATGGTTGTGTTACCTGTTACAGCAAGAGTACCACTTAGTGTAGTATTACCTGTAACTGCTAGAGTACCCAACGCTGATACGGCTGCACCATTTAAGCGTAAAGACTCAGTATTACCTGAATATATAGACAACTGGTTAGAATTATTGGTTAGTTTACCGAAGCTTACACCACCATCCTTAAGTAATACGTCTCCACCGTCAGCATCTAGCGTAATATCACCTACAACATCTAGGGTTAAATCTCCATTAGACACAGTGTAAGAGTTATCTACGATAGTAGTGTAACCATTCACACCAACGTTGGCTGTGTCTGTATACAGAGTACCATCGAAGTAGCCATCCTTGAATTGAGCTGCACTAGAGCCTAGATCAATGATGTTATTTGCTTTAGGTAATAGTGTAGATGTACCTACAATGATGTCCTGCCCTGGACCTACCTTAGTTACAGGTGCGCCTTGGCCTGATGAACCGTCATGAGAGTGACCAGAGGATGCGTTAAATGCGCTTTCAACAGCGTTAAACTCTCCGTCTAAGTCGTCTGCGTCAATAACGCTACCGTTAGCGATGTTGTTAGCCGTATCTTGGCGTGTATAACCTGCCATAAGAGTTGTCCTTTATTGTCTATCGTTCTGTGTAAACTCAAGAAGTGCTGTATCAAGAGTAAATGCTGGGTTAGTTGTATTGTCTTCTATACGTATGGATATAGTTTTACCTGATCCAATAATCTGGTTTTGATAAACTTTATCTAGTTCACCACCATAAATAGCTGTACCAAATAAAGAAGTAACTGCACCATAAATAGCAGCAAAGACACCTGTACTTGTAATAGTGGTTGCTGCAGGTTGAATAAGGTTTTGGTTGTTAGATCTAGTGAAGTCATACTTAAGTGCTAAGTCTATATTGAAAGCACCTTTAGGGTCTATGTATGTAGTTAGCTTATAAAAAGTCTTACGTATCTGTGGATCTGATATAGGCATATAAGGTGATTCATATATAGCTTCAATGTTCTCACCATCAAAAGTATAACCTGTCTCCATCTTATATAAGTAGCCATCCTCATTAGCAAATACAATAGTCTCTGAATATTCTGTATACTTAGAGTCTGCTACAAATGCTTTAATACCTGATGTCTCTCCCCATGCTAGGTTAGATGCACCTTGGTTAGAGAACTTAGTTACAAGTAGACCACGAGAGACTTTCTTTTGTTCTGACTGTGTATAGCCAAAGATGCGGTACTGAGCTTTCTCACGTATAACAATAGAGCAGAAGTTAGATGTACTCTGAGCAAACTTATAAACGTCATCAGCTATAGGGTCAGAAGCTACTTCAAGTGAGAAGTCACCAATTCTGTCTGTAGCACCTAAGAGCCTGATACCGTCAGGAGACATATACATAATGTCACCACCAACCTCTTGTATCGTATCAGGGTCTAAACAACCAATGCCTTCTGTTATAGGATTTAACTGGAAGTCAGCTAAAGTTGTACCAGAAAGACGTTGTATGTTGTTTCTACTAAATATGATAAGCTGATCACGGAAAGCAATCAAGCCTGTAATATCGTGGCTTACGTTTATGACACCACCACCATTAGCGGCACTAAAGTCACCTGAGTCTGATGGTGCTGAGAAGTATAAGTTAGAACCCTTAGAGAAGAATACTGTAGTCTTAAATATTGCTACCTGTTCTGCACCCTGTAAGTCGGATAGAGAAGAGATAAATGATAAACTATTAGCTGTATCGTTAAATAGCGCTGGGTAGTTAGAGCCATCCACAAATAGAATGAAGTCACCTGCACCAAAGTTATACTCTGCACTACGGATCTTACCGCCTAACAGTGCTGCCTTACCTAGTGAAGACCAAGTACCACCAGAAGATCTATGGTATTCAGTTTTAGGTGGTGAAGCTCCGTCACTTCTAGCGGCTACATACTCTCCAATGTTTGCTACTTTAACACCTAGTACACGCCCTGTTCCTGGTATAATGTTGTTTGTTGCTTTCGTATACCCTAATACTTTACTGTACCCACCTGATCTAGCTGGCTCAAAGTTCTGCAGTATGGTAGCAGAACCAACAGCATTAGCACCCTGTTGTAGGGGGCTGAGATTAGAGATGAGGCCACCTTTAAACTCAATAGGAAATGTCTGCCAATTAGTAGCCATCAGTAATGAACTCGTCTATCTCTTAGATATTCTGTACGGTTGATGTTTAAGGATCTCATACTCTTAATGCCTTCCTTAAACTTGCCCTGCGATAGCTGTGCAGATTGAGTGTCACCCCTAAATACATAAGCGTAATACATAGCACCATCTACTATTATGTGTCTGTATGACTCTGGTATAGTAGCAACGTCTGATGCCTTCTCCATATCAACACCATTAGTGTAATATTCATATACTACTTCGTATGCTTTATCTGGGGATGGTACAAACAGTAATTCTCTACTTGGCGCACGTACTACATACTGTGGTACGCTTCTTACATCTGAGCTAGAGTTATACTCTACGTCTGCGTGTTTGTCAAGATATTCTTCGTAATTCAGCACTTTAAGACGTGTAGTAGCTACGTTAAGAGTATCATCACGTTTTAACCTAAAGCTATTCATATTAACAGTCTTACTATCATACGGCATACTGTAGCGTACTTCACCTGCAGTTAATACTTCTGTCTCTTCTGCATGATTCCAAGGCCACTCAAACTCTTCTTGGTGTATGTGTCTTATAGAGGCATTAACAGCGTCTTTAGTGAGGTTGTAGTAACCTTGTGCTGTAGCAAAGTTAGCTGTAGTTAGTTCTACTTCGTTAAGTCTTCTGTTAACATCATTAACTAACCCGATAAAGTCATAGGACATTCTTATTTCTCCTTAACACGTACAAATACTGAACGCTCATATTGTAAGCCTTCTACTGTAGTGATCTTACATGTAACTCTGTATCTAACGTTATTAGTACCAAGAGATAGTCTTATTGTTGCTACGGTGAGTGTATTGGTCTTTTGTACCATCTGTAAAGCATTAACAACTTCACCTGCATCTATTAGAGTTTTTGTACCATCAGAGTCATCTACAAACCATGTAACACCTGAAATAGTGTCATCACCTAAAAAGCGTGACCAATCAATGCTATAATCTAATACTTCGTCTTTATCTTTGTCAGGCCATTTATATGACATTCTTATATTCCTTATGCTGCAATACGTACAACTCTATCTGTATTAGTCGCTTCAATTAGTACTGTTCTGTTCCGTGGGTCTGCAGGTATATTAACAGTATACCCTTGATTAGTTGGTGCTATAAATACAACACGTCTTCTGTCGAAGCTAGACTTAAGGCTTTCATAGTCAAACTGTGTTGTTGTTACAGTTAAGCTACCAGAGAATATGTTTAGTGGTACATTAACTAACTCAAGTATAACTTGTGTAGATACATTAACTATACCAATGGCTACATTAGATGCAACACCTATAGGTAAAACAACAGCCTTAGCTTGTATGTTAGAACCTGTTCCTACAGTAGATGTAAGCGCTGGGCTAGTGATGCTTGTGTTAGCATCTGCCAATACTGTAGTTGTACCTAAATTAGCCTGAGAGTCAACCCCTGAAGGTGCTACATTAGCATTTGCAACAACTATTGTAGTGCCTAATGATGCTGTAGCAGGTATAGAGTCACTAAGTGTAACACTCTTGGCAGTGACGACTACAGAGCCGATGCTAATAGTGTTTGATGAACCTGTCAAGCTAAAGTTAGCATGACCTACAACAGTAATACTTCCTGCACTACTTGTAGCAGGTACACTCTGTGCAATAAGACGTGTCTCTAGCGTTGTAGAGAACGGTCCTGATGCAAAAGGAGAGATACCAAAGAACATGTTTTATCCT